CTGGCGCTGCGCGGCAATGCTTACGCTGAGATCCTGAGCGATGGCGCTGGCGGCATTGGTGGGCTGTATCCGCTCAACAGCCGCTATATGAACGTCGATACGACTGAGCGCGGAAAGCTGGTTTTCGATTATCATGAACCGGGACGGTCGCGCGTCTATACGCCAAGCCAGCTATGGCGCACGGTGGGATTGTCTGGAGACGGAGTTACCGGTGTCTCGCCGATCCAACTGGCGCGCGAGGGCATTGGACTGACGATGGCGATGGAGAACTATGCCTCGTCGATGTTCTCGCATGGCGCCACGCCGCCTGGTGTCCTTGAGTTCCCCGGCAAGCTCCAGAACACTCAGGTTGATTCGCTGCGCAGTCAGTTTGCGGATGCGGCAGGCAAGCGGCGCCCGCTGATACTTGAGTCGGGCATGTCGTATAAGTCGGTCGGCATGTCGGCGGAAGATGCGCAGTTTATCGAAAGCCGTAAGTTCCAGGTCGCAGAAGTGGCGCGGTGGTATCGGGTGCCGCTGCATATGCTGGCGGAGCTTGACCGCAGTACGTTTTCAAACATCGAGCACCAGTCTATTGAGTTCGTGGTGCATACGATCCGGCCATGGCTGGTCAGGCTTGAGCAGTCGATATGGCGTGATCTGCTGGACCGCAAAGAGCAGCGGAAGCTGTTCGTATCGCACGCGGTTGAGGGCTTGCTGCGGGGCGATACCAAGGCTAGATATGAGGCGTACACGCGCGGCATTCAGGATGGATGGCTGAGCCGGAACGAGGTCAGGGCGCTGGAAAACATGAACCCGGCCGACGGGTTGGATCAGTTCGTGCTGCCGATGAATTTCTCGACTCTTTCAGAGCGCGAGGCGGCGCTGGAGGAAACGGTGGCGAACGGACTGGAAGAAAAAGAGCGAAAAACGCTGGAGACCGAGGCGAGTCGCAAGACGCCCGATGAGTTTGTGAAGTGGGTGCCTGATTACTACGACAGATTTACTGGCACTATAGCTAAGACGTTAGGCGTATCATTGGAAAAAGCGAAAAGATACACTGAGGCGAGAAAAGCCGCGATTATTGCGGACCCTGTCGCGGGTGTCATCCGTCTCATGGAAGATCGCGGCGAACTGCTGAAGGCGATAAAACATGAATGAGATACTGATCTACGATGACATCGGCGTTGACTGGTACGGCGACGGCATCAGCGCGAAGTCCATCAAGGACAAACTCGACAGGATGTCCGGCGACATTACGGTACGCATCAACTCGCCGGGCGGGGATGTGTTCGAGGGTATCGCCATCTATAACCTGCTGAAGGGTCGTGATGTCAGCGTGGTAGTTGATGGGTTGGCGGCCAGCGCTGCCAGCGTGATCGCCATGGCTGGCGCGAACATAGCCGTCGGGCGCGGCGCCATGCTGATGATTCATAACCCGTGGACCATGACTGTCGGCGATGCCGCAGAGATGGATAAAACCGCATCAATGCTGCGGGAGGTGGGCGCATCGCTCGCCGACATTTACGAGAACCGCACCGGGCTTGCGCGCGAGACCATCAGCGCGATGATGGATGCGGAAACGTGGATATCAGCAGATGACGCGAGGACGATGGGATTTGTCGATGCAATTACTGACGACCGCGCATCCGTCGTCAATGTGTCGCGACCATGGATACGTGGAGACATTCCAGAGCCATCATTCGCGTTCCGGGTTGCGGCCCGCAAGCGCAGAATGGGATTGGTAGACAGATTGCCGGCAGCCGCCGGTTTTTCGCGGTCACAAGGCAGCCGCCCGCCGACCGCACCTGGCACGACCGTTAAATCGCTCAAAGTGGAGTACATGCCATGAGTGTAAGAGAGAAGTTGCAGGCGCGGGCGGCATTGATTGCTGATATGCGCAAGGTCATTGATACCGCCGAGAAAGAAAAGCGGGATATGACATCGGATGAAGCGGCAAAATATGATGCCATGGAGGCTGATGTATCCCGCATCGAGGCGTCAATCGAGGTCATGAAGCGGCAGGAAGCGCTGGAGTCAACGCTGGCTGTTGTTGAAGAGCCGTCGTTCCGCATGCGCCCCAGCGTGTATGACGCCGGAACACCGGTAAACCCCAGGGCCAGCAAGGAGTATGCGCACGGCTTTGACCGGTATTGCCGCGTAGGCCGCAACGGGCTGGACCATCGGGTTCTCGCGTCGCTGAATGTCGGAACGGACGCGGACGGGGGTTATGTTGTCCCTGAAGAGTTCGAGACGATGCTCGTCAAGGCGCTGCAGGACATCAATGAGATCCGTCGATACGCCAAGGTGGTCGTCACTGCTGGGGACCGCCACATCCCCATCGAGGCGTCGCTGGGTACTGCGGCATGGACGGCGGAAGAGGCGCCCTATGTCGAGAGTGATGCGCAGTTCGACCGGGTTACGCTCGGTGCGCACAAGCTTGGCACTATCATCAAGGTGTCTGAGGAGTTGCTGCAGGACTCGTTCTTCGACATGCCATCCTACCTGGCCGAGAACTTCGGCAAGCGGTTTGGCCTGGCCGAGGAAGCGGCGTTCATCAACGGCAATGGCAGCGGGAAGCCTACCGGCATCATTCAGGGATCGACCGAGGGCGTTGTCGCGGCATCCGCCACGGCAATCACCTCGGACGAGCTGATTGATCTGTACCACGCACTGGAGCGGCCGTATCGGTCTGGCGCAACCTGGGTTATGAACGACAGCACCATCAAGATCGTTCGCAAGCTCAAAGACGCCGACGATCAGTACCTCTGGCAGCCAGGGTTGCAGGCGGGTGAACCCGACCGCATTCTGAGTCGCCCGGTGGTAGCGTCTGCGGCAATGCCAGCAGCTGCTATCAGCGCCAAGTCGGTACTGTTTGGTGACCTCAGCTACTACTGCATCGCCGACAGGCGCGGCATGGTGGTACAGCGCCTGAACGAGCTCTACGCGGCCAATGGTCAAGTAGGGTTCAGGGCGTACAAGCGCACCGACGGCAAGGTGACGCTCGGTGTTGCCATCAAGCATATGGTCATGGCTGGCGCATAAGCCATGATCCGATTGCTGACCAGTATGGCATCAGCAACGGCGGCATTCTCGAAAGGGGATGTCGTCGAACTTGATGCTGAAGTGGAGCGCCGCTTGATCAAGAGCGGACAGGCGGAGGCGGTAAGGCCTGAAGTCAAAAGGCCGACAGCGCTGAAGCCAGCGAAAAAGCGGGTAATGTGATGCTCACCACCGACATCATCAAACAGCACCTGGTGCTAGACCATGATGAGGATGACCAGCTGATCAAAGCCTATTGGGACGCGGCTATCGACTACTGTGAAGGGTTGATTGCCGGACCCATTATTCTTGGCCAGCGCACTGAAAACTTCAGTGCGCTGGCATCGCCCCTGGTGCTTGGCCCGAGGGTATCGTCGGTAGAGTCTGTAACGTACACAGACATCGATGGGGAACAGCAGACGCTCGACCCGATGCTGTATGCCATACGCTATACGGCGGCAGGGTGGCGCATTGAGGCGGCAGGCACATGGCCCGTCGGAACGAATGTAACTGTGACTTACACAGCGGGATACGGCAATGTGCCCAGCGCCGTGGATCACGCAATACTGATGACGATTGCGCACCTGTACGCAAACCGTGAATCCACCACGCCGGTCAAGCTGGACGAGGTGCCGCTCGCGGTCCGATCTTTGCTGATGCCGCACGCCAGGGTTTTCCTGTGATCCAGGCTGGCAAGCTGCGGCAGCGGGTGACACTCCAGCGGCTGACAGACACCACCAACGACTACAACGAAGTGGTGAGCGACTGGTCTACGCTCGGATCAGTGCGTGCCAGCATTGAACCATTGACCGGACGTGAGTACATGGCCGGCAGCGGCGAGGAAGCAGAAGTCACTGCGCGTGTCAGGATGCGGGCAACGCCTGTGACATGCGGTCTGACGCCCAATGATCGACTGATATCAGGGTGTGACATCGTTTATGACATCGTGTCGGTCATCGATCCATGGGAGTATGGGCGCGAGGTGCAGTTGATGTGCCGGCGCGCTGGAAAGCAGGGGCCGGACGATGGCTAAGCTTGAAGGGTTCGCCGATCTCAAGCGCAAGCTTGAACAGCTGGAGTCGAAGGCGGAAGGGCGCATTATCAGTCGTGCTACATCGTATGCAATGACGCCGGTGGTGGCCACCGCCCGCAACAAGGCGCCAGTCGGGAAGAGAATGCATAAGACATACAAGGGACGCATTGTCGCGCCGGGGTTCCTGAAGCGCGGAATCCGCAAGAGCACGACATTCAGGCGTAACGCTGGCTATGCCATCACCAGGGTAGGCGCCAGACGCGAGGCGTTCTACGGGCCGCTGTTTGTTGATCTTGGCACGCGATGGCAGAAGCGTAATCCGTTTCTGCGGACATCGATGCTGGTCAATCGGCGAGTCATACTGCGGCGGATGGAAGAGAAGATTCGCGCTGAGATCCGCAAGGTCGCCTCATGATCACTAAAGCGCTCGCGTCATTTCTGCTGGCTACGCCTGAGATAACCGGCATCGCCAAAGAGATCCGGCCGCAAAAGCTGATGGAAGGGCATGGCGACCCGGCACTGGTCTATACGCTGGTCGATAGTCGTCGTGACCGGACGCTGGACGGCTACTCCAGCATTGCGCAGGCGACGTTCCAGATCGACAGCTTCTCTGCCAACTATGAGCAGGTTAAGCGGTTGGCTGGCGCTGTCAGGGATTCGCTGGAGGACTATGCCGGCCTGTTCGGCGACTACAAGGCGGAGCAGATAGACTTTATCAGCGAGTCGGACGAGTTCGAACCTGAGACAAAGCTGAACCACATCACACAAGTTTTCGGCATCTGGTATACGGGGCTATAACCATGGCAACAGCAGCAACTATCGGCAAGTTCGCAATCACCCATGACGGGGCCAACATCGAGGAGGTGCTGTCGGTCGGCGGAGTCGGCAAAACCAACGACCTGATCGACGTGACAAACTTTGACTCTGCCGCAGGGACCAAGGAGTACATTGCCGGCCTCGCTGACGGTAGCGAAGTAAGCATTGAGTGCAACTACCTGGAGTCGGCGGCAGGACAAACGGCGCTGGTGGCCGATGTTGATGCCCAGGCAACGGCTGCATTTGTGCTCACGTACAATTCGGCGGTGACCTACACATTCAACGCTGCCTGTATGGGGTATCAGATCACGCCGTCGGTTAGCGAGCAGAACAAGATCAGCTTCACCATCAAGATATCGGGCGATATCACCAAAGGGACTGCGCCTTGATAACATCCAGGGATGATCTGTTCGACCGAGGGAAGCTCAAGACGGCCGTTGTCACTATCGACACTATCGGCGGCGACCAGGTGTCTATCAGAGAGTTGACGCTTGCGGCCCGCAGCAAAGTCAGCGAGATGGTATCGGGCGGAAAGCTGGCAGACGTGTCGGCATTTGTTGTGGCGACGTGTGTCCCTGCCCTTGATGGCGTCAGCCCTGAAGAAGTGTCGGCATCGATGTCGCCATCGGTGGTGGAAGAAATAAGCACGGCGGTATTGCGATTATCCGGGCTGACCGAGGATGCCGAAAAAAACTGAGGCGGCGGCCGGAACGGCGTTTTATCTTCACCTTGGCGCTCGCGCTGGGGCGCACGGTCGCCGAACTTGAAGAGACGATGAGTAGCAGCGAGTTCAGCGAATGGCTGGAGTATTACGAGCTGTCACCATTCGGTGCGTGGCGCGATAACTACCATAGCGCACAGATAGCCTCGCTGATATACAACGCAAATCGCGGCAAGAGCAATCCGATGGGCATCGATAACTTTATGTACATGGACCGGGAAACAGCAGAGCAGCGCAGGGAGTCGGAGTTCATTGCGTCCCTTGATGCCGGAGCGGTGAAAAAAAATGGCTGACCTGGCTAAACTGGTAGTAAGCCTCGAAGCGCAGACAACGCGCTACATGACCGAGCTGGATAGAGCCAACAAGCGGCTCGACAGGTTCGGGAAGCAACAGGAAAAATCCATCGACGCCATATCGGCAGGCTTTAAGCGGCTTGGTGGCGTGGTGGCGGGCATATCATTCGCCAGCTTGATCAAGGGCACCATTGACGCCAATAACCACCTCGGCGATATGTCTGCGCGACTGGGAATATCCACCGAGGCACTGAGCCGGCTGCAGTATGCCGCAGAAGTGACGGGCGTCAGCGCCGCTACGCTGGAGATGGGGCTGCAACGCATGACGCGGCGCATTGCCGAGGCTGCGGTGGGCAGTGGCGAGGCGCAGGCAGCATTGCGGGAGCTGGGCATCTCAGCGCAGTCTATCGCCACCCTGGCGCCGGAGCAGCAGTTCCGCGTGCTGGCGGACGCGCTCAATAACGTCAGCGAGCAGGGCGACAAGGTGCGCCTGGCCATGAAGCTGTTTGACAGCGAAGGCGTGGCGCTATTGCAGACACTGAACGGCGGCACTGCGGCGCTGGATGCGTATGCTACCGAGGCTGACAGGCTGGGGCGCACGATCAGCACTGAGGCAGCGCAGGCAGCAGAGCAGTTCAACAAAAACCTGATACAGACGAAGAGCCTGCTGAATAGCCTGGTTCAGGAGATACTGAATCGCGCGCTGCCCGCAATCAACCAGTTCGGCAATCTGGTGAGGATGGCGCTTCGCCCTGAAGAGGGCGATGAACTGCGAAAGCAACTGCTCGCCACCGATGGCGCCATATACAAGATCGAGAAGCGGCTGCAGCGGTGGGCAGGCACGGAAAACCTTACCGAGGGCATGACCAGGCAGCTGGCAGAGGACAACGCGGAGCTGGAGCGGCTCTACCATGTCCGCGACGTGCTGCTCGGCAAAGTCAGCGAGATGGCGCCACAAATACCGCCATCGCAGAACATTGCCATTCCCGAGCCGCCAAAGGGGGCGACGAAGCGGTACCAGGACACGTTCGAGATCGAGGCACAAAAAGCCGCAGCTGCGTGGCAGCGCGAGCAGGAAATGGCAGCGACGAAACTGGATACGGTGCGCTTCGGACTGCTCACGGAAGAGGAAGCGTTGCTGGAATCGTATGCCCGTCGCGACGCCATTATCGAAGATGCGCTGCGGCGCAGGCTGATCAGCGAACAAGCGGCCAACGACATGCTCGTCCGCAACGCCAGGAAACGTGAAGAGGAACTGACCGCTGTTGAAGAGGAGGAGCAGCGCGCACGACTGGGGGCGATGAGCGAAACGTTCAGCAACATTGCTATCCTGACTGAGAGCGCTCAGGGGCGGGCATCCGGGATACATAAGGCGGCTGCTATCACACAGGCCACTATAGATGGTTACCGGGCCGTCCAGGCAGCGCTGGCTGGGCCGCCTGGGCCGCCGTGGTCATTTGCCGTAGCGGCATCGGTGGCCGCCATGACCACCGCCAACGTTGCCAAAATAGCGGGAACGAGAGCCATGGGCGGCCCGGTGGTAGGAGGCAACAGCTACCTGGTCGGCGAGCGCGGGCCGGAGGTGGTGACGTTCCCGGCAAACGGCGTCGTCACGCCAAATCACAAGCTGTCGCCCAATATCAACGTCAATATCATCGAGGACAACTCGCGAGCAGGGCAGGTTAATCAGAGCGGCAATGATATCGAGGTGTTCGTGGCGCTGGCGACGCAGCGGGTCAGGAGCGAGATACAAAGCGGCGTCGGTATTGGCGCGATGGTCCAGCGGCGTGGATTACGGTGAGGGCGAAAACGGCGATACCCTATAGCGGCGCCACCACCCAGGCAGTCGTGCAGATGGTGACGGCAGTTGGGCAGTCGTCAGCCATCCTGCGCGTATCCGGCGATAGCGCCTCCGGCATAATCTACGCCGCAGTACGGCAAGGCGGGCAATATCAATCTACGGATCAGTCGTTGGTCGCCAGCGGCGCTGGTGCCGATTGGCATGAGAACCTGGAAAACGCCTACTATCGCTCGTTTGTAGTGTCGGGGCTCACGCCTGGCACCACGTACTGGTATGGCATATACCGCGATACCGGCAATGTAACGCCCGTTACGTCCGACTCGTTTGTCACGTCGCCTGAGCTGCCCGACCCCACCGACGGCAAAGCATTGCCGATAGGAGACTGATGCCATGCCATGGCCAGCCACCCTTCCTGCCATAATGGTGCAGGGTTACAGCGCCGCGCACCAGTGGAATCAACTCGTAACGCCGATGGAGTCGGGTCCGCAGCGACGGGTCCGACTGAGCGCGCATTACCTGATAAGCGGGTCGGGATCGATGGTGCTCGACAAGTCCCAGGTTTCTGACCTGTACGCAGTGCTGGACGCCTCAAAAGACGGCGCCGACTGGATAGATGGTGTGCCTCTGGACATGGGCGGCGGTGCGAAAAACCATCGGGCGCGAATCACGGCGCTGCAGATTGCGGTAGTGGTCCCTCGCACTACATGGCAGGCGACCGTGCAGTGGGAGACGGACGAAAGGATAATCGCGTGAGTACGTCACAAGCCATCAAAGAGGCGTATGCCCGCGCAGGCAGCACGACCGTGCATACGATAGCGCTGGAGCTGCGGCACGATTCATGGCCATCGCCCGTCCGCATGATCAACCACCGCGCCGACATATCCATTACGCTGGAGGCTGGTGCGCCAGCCAATCCCGGCGAGACTGTGGTTTTTATCGCGACAGGGATGGCGGTGAAGGAACCCAAGATCGGCACCGATCCGGCTGGAGAGATGAGCATTCAGATTGATGGGGTAGCCGGCGCCATCAACGCGCTCATCGACATCGCCAACGAAACCGGAACGCCCATTGACGCATCGGTGCGGGCGGTAGCGCTGGACAGCAGCAACGACAGCGTAATCGGCGTTTTTACGCCATACCACCTCCAGGTCAAGGATACGGATATATCGCTGACCGATATCGCCATGACGCTGGGGCGAGTGTCGCCGGTCAATCTCAAGTTCCCCGGCACGATCTACAGTCCCGACACTTACCCGCAGCTGTACAAGTGACGCTCGACTATATCGGCGCGCAGTTCTCTGGTTGCTGGGATTTCGTAGCGCGGTACTATCGCGAGCAGCACGACATTGATATTGACCCGCTCGCGCACCGCAATCGCGAGCTGTTTGATCCGGTTGACGAGCCGCAGGACGGCGATCTGGCGCTGATCCAGACCTATGGAAAGTGGTCACATGCCGGGATCGTTTATTGCCGGGGCATACTGCATCATACGGAAGCGCACGGCGTAATATACCAGAGATCACTTGATGCAAAATTTTACCGTTGTAGGGTTCGACAACCCACTCCACCGGCCGACTAGCGTAGAGCATTGCCCGGCTGGGCAAACAGTAGCCCAGTGGCTGGAGTCTACCCACTACGGCACTGATATCCGCGCCACACCAACCCTGATATTGCTCAATGGTGAGCCGCTGCTGGAGGAACAGTTCGGCCGAGTCATAGAGCCGGAAGATATCATTACCGTGATGCCGCTGCCGGGGTGGGTAGTAGCGGTGTTTGTCGGGCTGTCACTCCTGGCGTCTGCCGCAAGCCTGTACCTGGCGCTGACCGCGAAGACGCCGGAAGGCGTCGATAAGGGTTCCACGACATACGACATCAGCTATCGGGGCAACCGCCGTAAACCGGGGGAACCTATCCCTGTGGTGTATGGGACGATGCGCACCTATCCCGACATCACCGGCAGCTATACGCAGTACG